AGCGATAATTACCCGCAACCGTACTTTTATTGGTTGCCAATTGAATACGTTATTTCATACAAGGCAGACAAAACAACGGGCGTTATGCATTGGATAATATTCCGGCAGGACGACAACCGTATTGCCGTAATTGACGATGAACGATACCGGGTATTTACCGAGGAAAAAGGCAATATTGGTGAATTGCTGATTGATAGCCCGCACGATTTGGGATATTGCCCAGCACGTTTTTTTTGGAACGAACCATTGAGTTTGAGAGAACCGGACGTTAAGGCGTCCCCGTTAACAGCCGAGTTGGAAAGTTTAGATTGGTTCCTTTTTTATCATTTATCAAAGAAAAATTTGGATATGTACGGGTCGTACCCGATTTATTCCGGATATGAACAAAGTTGCGATTTTACGAACGGCGAAAACGGCGATTATTGCGACGGCGGGTTTTTGAAAGATAAACAAGGCTATTATAAATTAGACCAAGCGGGTTTATTGATGCGTTGCCCGAAATGCGGAGATAAACGAATTGTCGGGGTTGGTTCATTCATTGAAATTCCGGTACCGGACGGCGACAAACAGCCGGATTTGCGCAACCCGGTTCAGATGTTGACCGTTGACCGTAATAGTTTGGATTATAACGTTAGCGAGGAAGAACGGTTGCGTACAAACATAATTACGGCGGTTGTTGGTACCAACGAGGAAATAACAACTCGTGAAGCATTAAATGAACAGCAAATTAAAGCCAATTTTGAAAGCCAAAGCACGGTATTAAACCGAGTAAAAAAAGGCTTTGAGGCGGCGCAAAAGTTCGTTGACGAAACCGTTTGCCGTTTGCGTTATGGAACAATGTTTATTTCGGCAAAAATCAATTATGGCACCGAGTTTTATTTGTCTGATGCAACCCAATTGCGAGAACGTTATAAGATGGCGAAAGAAAGCGGAGCAAGCGAGGGGGAATTGGATGCGCTACAAAATCAGATTATCGAAACGGAGTACAGACACGACCCAATACAAATGCAACGTATGTTAGTGTTGGCAGAATTGGAGCCGTACCGACATTTGACACGTCCGGAAGTATTAGAATTGTACGAAAAACAGCTAATTACCGAGGAAGAATTGCGCATTAAATTGAATTTCGCTAATTTTGTGCGTAGGTTTGAACGTGAGAATACAA